CACTAACTCTGTGGCGTATCTGATTCTCAAAAAAAATCAGATACAGAGATACATAGCACCATCACGTCGCCCGACGAGAGGTCCTGTCCTTCCTGTTGTGGCGCGTGTGAGAGGTGTATCTGAAGTGATAAACACGCAGTATGGTGCTGCGGTGCAATTGGCTGAGGGCGTGGCAATGGATTATATTCTACCTAATTGGAGTGAACATCTTATGGGCCGAAAGCCTGATCGAGCCACCACACTGAAGACCGGCGCACCATCCGGTCTGATGAAGACTGTTGATCAGTGGCAGGTGTTCCTCGACGCTCTGACGGAGAAGCCCAATGTCAGTGAGGCCTGCGGTGCTGCTGGCATCGCCCGTGTCACCGCGTATGATCGCAAGCGCAGTGATCCGGAGTTCGCCGCGCTGTGGGATGTCGCTTTTGACCTCGGCTACAACAAGGCGGAAGAAGAGGCTTACCGCCGTGCGGTGCACGGAGTTCCGCGCAAGGTGTATTACAAAGGTCGCGCTGTTGCAGCGAAAGATCCCATCACTGGTAAGCGCCAGGAAGTCACCGTGCTGGAATATAGCGACACGTTGCTCGCGATGGTGCTCAAAGGACGCAAGCGCTCCGTGTTCGGTGACAAGGCGGAAGTGGTCATGAGTGGCCACAAGCATGATAAGCAATCACTCACCGACGAGGAGCTCGATGCTCTGATTGCTGAGTGGCTGGGATCATGAAGCACGAGGTGCTGGCAACTCCTGATCTCCGTGTCACTGGACGCGCAGCGAGGAAGAAGAAATTAGCTGCTGGTGGCCACCAGACAACCTCAGTGCCCCTCGAACCCTCAAAAGCTAAGGTCCTTACCCGGGAGGAGAAGCTGGAGCTCCTGGACTGCATCAGCGAACGAGCACGCCGCCGCTTGGTGCCCTTTATGCAGTTCACTCGGAAAGGCTACAAGGCGGGATTCTTCCACAAGAAGATGGGAAAGGTGCTGGAGAAGTTCCTCGAAGATGTCATCGCGGAGAAGTCACCGCGGCTGATCATCATCGCTCCACCTCGTCACGGCAAGAGTGAAGAAGCATCGCGGTGCTTTCCCGCATTCGCCCTGGGCAAATATCCCGACGTGGACATCATCGCAACGAGCTACGCGAGTGATCTCGCTTCGTCGATCAACCGTGACATCCAGCGCATCATCGACTCGCCTGAATATCACGAGCTCTTCCCTGACACCACCCTGTGGGGCACGAACATCCGCACCGTGGCCGACGGATCCTACCTGCGCAACAGCGACATCTTCGAGATCGTGGATCACAAAGGTGTCTATAAGAGTGCCGGTGTTGGTTCTGGCGTCACCGGCCGTGGTGCGCGGATCATCCTCGTGGACGATCCCGTCAAGGATGCGGCGGAGGCGGGCAGTGAAACTATCCGCCAAGGCATCTGGGACTGGTTCACGTCGACGCTCTACACCCGGTTGATGCCCGGTGGTGGGATCATCATCATCATGACGCGCTGGCACGAAGACGATCTTGTGGGTCGCATCCTCGCGAATATGAAGATAGGTGGTGAGCACTATGATGTGTTTCACTTCCCGGCGATCGCAGAGCACGATGAAGTCGATGAGGAGACCGGTGAGCTCTACCGCAAGACTGGTGAGGCGCTGCACCCTGAACGCTACCCGCTGAAGGCGCTTGAGCGCATCAAGCTTGGCACATCAGATAAGCCTGGTGTGGGCTCGAAGGTGTGGGCATCGCTTTATCAAGGACATCCCGCGGCGGCCGAAGGCAATCTGTTCAAGATCGACAACTGGGGCTGGCACAAGCTGCTTTACAAGTGCTACTCCGATATGACGCAACGCGAACGTCGCGAACTGCACATCCAATTGGAGATCAACACGATCACCCAGACGTGGGATACTGCTCTGGGCATCAAGAAGCAGAATGACTATTCAGCGTGCGTCACTCTCGGCATCGCGAAAAATCGCTTCTACGTCTTGGACGTGTGGAAAGATCGCTTGCAGTTCCCCGACGTCAAGCGTCAGGTGGAACTCCAATTCGACGCGTGGGCGATCGTGAACAAGGTGAACGTGGAGGGCGGTGGCTCCGCGTCAGGCAAGGCGACTGTGCAGGCCGTGCAACGTGATTCACGCGTGCCCATCTTCGAAGTCATCCATGCGACGGACAAAGTTCTTCGTGCCGATACGATCACGCCTTATCACGAAGGCAAGATGATCTACTTCCTCGAAGGGCCACACGGGGAAAAGGAAGCCTGGCAGTCCGACTTCATCGAGCAGTGCAGCAACTTCCCGAATGCGAAGCACGACGATGACGTGGATGCCTTCATCGGCGCTATGGAAGATGCTACGGGTGGCGAAGGTCCGATCGAGATCAGTGACGAGCTGCTGGCGCTGGCAGAAGCGGGGCTGCTATGATCGACCTGCGTGACAGCATCGTGATTGGGTCTGATGAGGACTTTGCGGAGCACCCCGAAAGGGCTGACTCGGACTTGCGACAACGAAGCGTCAATGACGCAGACAGCAAGCGGAGCGGTGAGATTCCGCCGCGTGCGTATGATCAAGCCTACAGCATCACGCTCGACGGAGACCTCCCAGGCCATAACTTCCGTGGGAATCAATGGTCCGTGGTAGGTGCCTCAAGTGTCGTGAAGGGCGAAGGCAAGGAGAAGACCATCACACGCGTGGACGCGAAAGGCAAGCCGCTGCCCAAGGACATCCAGATGCGGATGAACGCCCTGGGCATTCCCCCTGCGTGGACCAACGTGCACCTGAGCAAAGATCCCAACGCCGATCTTCAGGCGAAGGGCACAGCCGCGAATGGCAAGGTGCAGAGTGTCTACTCCGCACAGCACAACGAGAATGCCGCAGCTGAGAAGTTCGCTCGTCTGAATGAATTTGACCAGGCGCGTCCTGGCCTTGTGAATGCCGCCGCGAAGGATATGGCCAAGGGCAATGACACCGCAGCTGCCGTGATGCTCATCAATGCTACCGGCTTCCGAGTCGGAAACTCCGCCCAGCTGGGGAAAGAGGAGGCCTTCGGTGCGACAACTCTCGAAGGACGTCACGTGAAGGTCACGGGCGACAAAGTCTACTTCCACTTCATCGGAAAGCACGGCGTAGACATCGAACACGAGATCAAAGACGCGAAGCTGGCGAAGTTCATCGCGGATAAGAAGGCCGAGGTCGGAAAGAACGGCAAGCTGTTCGACACGAACGATGGCAAGGTGCGAGATTACATCAAGGCGAAGACCGGCAACGACAGCTTCAAGGCGCATGACTTCCGCACGTGGCACGGCACCTCACTCGCAGCCAAGCTGCTCAAAGGTCGTCCTGAAGCCAAGACGGAGAAGGAGTTCAAGGCGGTGCAGAAGGAAGTCTCAACTGCCGTCAGCGAGCACCTGCATAACTCGCCGGGCATGGCACTCAGTTCTTACATCGCACCCTCCGTGTGGGGATCTGTTCGGAGGATGGCATGATCAACGTGCAGGATCTCGAGCAGAGCATGACTGATCATCTGGAGAACACCCACTTCAGTGATGACGGAAAGCTCGATGCGAAGATCAACTGGCAGTCCTGCAAGCAGCTTGATGAAGATCCTGAGGACGTGACTGCACAGGACATGGCATTCAGCGTCACCGAGCCGGATGGAGAAGAGTCATGACCCTCAACCCAGCCAAGTGGATTCGCAACTGGCGCAACGAGCGTGAACTTGAGCATCGCCGTGAAGCCGATCGTCGCGATACCATTGCGGCCCATGAGGACTATGAGCAGCGATTGATGAACATCAGTGACGGTGCGCTTTCCATGGCAATGATTCAGCGCAGCTCAAATGGGTTCATCGACATTCCGAAACCTAAGTTCAGCCTGAAGCCCTACACACCACCATTCAAGAATGTGGCCTCAGCGTCTCACATCCTGGCGATGGATGATGCCTACACCAATATGACCAGTCCATCCACCGGCGGTCGCACTGGGATGTTCGCCGGCATCAGTGGCTTCCCTGGTTTCCCGTATCTTACTGAGCTCCAACAGATCAATGAGTATCGTGACATCACCGATGCCACCGTTGATGAGATGACTCGCAAGTGGATCGAGCACCGCAACATCGGAACGAAAGATCTTGACGACGTCATCAAGAAACTCGATGCGTGGTATAAGGAGAAGCACGTCAAGGAGTGGTTCAACTGGGCTGGGAAGTTTGAAGGCTACATGGGTCGCTCACAACTATTCATGGACTTCGAAGATGAAGACGATGAGCTCAAGACTGCGCTTGTGCTGGACCCAGCCAAGATCAAGAAGGGCAGTTTCAAGCGGTTTAAGGGCATCGAGCCTATCACCACCTACCCGGCCAGCTACAATGCCAATGACCCGCTTGATCCGTGCTACTACACCATTGAAGCATGGTACGTCTACAATAAAGAAGTTCATGCTTCCAGGATGCTCGAGTTCAATTCGAGGCCGCTGCCTGATCTGCTCAAGCCTGTGTTCAACTTCTCTGGCATATCACTCAGTCAGCTCGCTCAGCCTTACGTCAACTACTGGCTGAGGTCGAGGGACAGCGTCGGACGGATTGTGCAGAACTTCTCCACAGCCACACTCAAGACCAACATTAATGGGATCTTGCAGGGGCAGAATTATGAGAGCTTCAAGAAGCGGCTCATGTTCTTCACGGCTATGCAGGTGAACAACGGTGTGTTCATGCTGGACAAGACGGAGGAGTTCGGTAAAGAGAACACACCATTGTCAGGTCTGTCTGATCTGCTGGCACAGGCACAAGAACACATGGCATCTGTCGCCAAGGCTCCACTCACGATCATGTTCGGATTGTCACCCAAAGGCCTTACCGCTACAGCCGAGACCGACATCACGATCTTCAACAATCGCATCAATGCCAAGCAAGAAGCGATGTTCCGTCGCCCACTTGAGGCTGTGGACAAAATTGCCATGCTCGACCTGTTTGGTGAGATCTATGAAGAGATCACGTTCGATTTCGTGGATCTCGTTAGTATGAATGGTAAGGAGCAGGCTCTTATTCGTAAGAGTGATGGTGAGACGGATGCTGGCTACATCACGGCTGGTGTGGTTGAGCCTGAAGAGGTCCGGGCGAAGATCGCCTCTGACCCTGATTCCGGCTATAACAATCTGGACGTGAACAAGAAGATCGTGCCGCCAGCTCAGAAAGTTCCACCCAAACCTGGCAAGGGCACGGCTTCGGCACAGATGGGCAGCAAGCCTGGTAAGACTGGTGCGCCAGACCCGGACATGCAGCAAGCTGAGAACAGTGACGCAAAGAATCCGTTGCTGCAGGATGCCATGCGATTGATGATGGACGAAGCTACGCGCATCGCGCAAGATAACCAGCTGTGGCCTGGCAACCAACACACAGAGAAGCTCAATGACGGCGACCCGTCAGTGAATGCGATGAAGCACAGTGCGGTCGCACAGAAAGCCACGAATGTGGCCAACACGGTGGATACCAAGGCGGCACATGTCAAAGCGCTCAATGCGCACGGAAGAGCCCTGAAGGCTCATCAGGTCGCCTTGGCCACCGCAACTCCGGAAGCTTCACGAGTTCACCACGCTTACATCGATGCGCATGAGAGTGCGATGGCTTATCACATGGAGTCTTCTCCTCAACCTGAAGAGGTTGAACTGTGAACATTACGAACGACAGCGACGTTCTTCGCTTCTTCCGATTCCAGCTTCATCCGATGCTGGTGCAGCTTTACATGGAAGCCCAGCTGGAGATTCCGTTGAAGTCGTTTGATTACAAGATCGAAGGGCCACGTCTAGTGGCGGCATTCAGAGCTCAAGGCTTCAGCACGAAGTTCCCGATCGTCAGTGACAACGTCAGAGAAAAGAAGTAATGTCAATCACCAATCTTCAGGAGGCCGTCATGGCTGTATACGTCTTTCAATGCTGTGGGCGCGCTGTCTCCGTCCCGGATGACAGTGCCAGCCCCGTCTCTCTCCAGCATCTCTGCCTGAATGATGTTCCATGCATCGGGATGGCATTTGCGGCTGCGGTGGGCTCCAACGCAACTACGGTCGACCCGAGCACCATCGTCGTTGACCCGATAATTCCTACCCAGCTCGACGGCGCCGATGGAGGCACGCCAAACAACGGCGATGGGCAATGAACAGACTGAAGGGATCCATCACGCTGGACTCGAATCCGGAAGGGATCAATCAGTATACGGGCAGCGGATCTTCCAAAGAAGCGCATGAACTGACGGCACAGGCCAACCGGATCGGGTCCAAAGAAGCGCATCATGAGGCTGCGCTGGCACACTCAGGCGCAGCTCAACGTCAACAAGCTAACGCCCGGGCAATTGAGGCGAAGAGTGGTAATGGTCTTCAAACTATGTCGCCATCACATCGTGAGCAACACACCAAATACACCGCAAAGGCAAAACAGCATGCCGATTTGGCTGCGGCACATCGTAGTGCTGAGAAGAATGCCGGTCCAGGAAAGCATGTCACAGTAGGTGGTTATAAACCTCCGAGTTCCATCTGGTTCGGAAAGAAGTAGTAGAACATGAAACTCATCTCTCCATCCCCCACCGCCACTCGCCTCGGGCCCATCCACCCGAGCGCGGGTGTCCGTGCGTGGTATGAAGCGGAGATGGTGAAGCTCATCGACGCGATGTGCGATCAGGTCACTCATGTTCTCGTGCCGATGTACAATAGAGTCGCCCAGCACGGCTACATTCTTTCAATGACGTTCCCATTCGGGGAACTTAACACCGAGCTCGATGAGCTGGAAGTCACCTGGCAGAAAGCTTTCGATCACGCAGCTTTCGGGCTGGCTTATGAAGCAAACTATCGCGCACTTCGTCATCATGACCTCGCGATGTCAGGTGCCCTGCAGCGCAAGAAGATCATCGTAGCGCAACGTCTCGCGAACACCGATGGGACCGAGGTTACGATGGACTCAGCCGAGAGCAGCCGACCTAAGTGGGCTGACTTTGCCATCAAGTTCGACATGACAGACCGCCTCAAGCAGACCATCAAGAACCAGTTGAAGGATAATGTTGATCTTATCAAGCGCATACCCAAGAAGTTCCATGACGACATTCGTCACATGACACGACGTAGTGTCGAAGCTGGGCGCGATGTTGTTGGGTTCACTAATGATCTGGAAGAAGAATTTGACATCACTCGTCGACATGCCGCTCTGATTGCCCGTGATCAGAACAACAAGATGACGAGCATGTTCCACCGCACACGTCAACTTGATTGCGGCATCACCCGAGCCTACTGGGTTGAGACCTTCGCCAGTATGCATCCACGGGAGGAGCACACCGAGTGGAGTGAGACAGGTGAGTCTTATGATGTCGAGCAAGGTATGACTAATGAAGACGGTGATCAGGTGTGGCCAGGCACCGAGATCAACTGCGGCTGCCTCGCCGATTCCATCATCCCTGGTTACAACGAGGAGGCTGAATGACCGCCATTCAGGATAACGCTTACGCTCTCACCGCCACGGCTGATGCCATCACCGCCCAGGCCAACACCCTTCAAACCTCGCAGCTTCACTACCAAGGCTGCAACGCGCATAATGCTGCAGCTGCGGCATGGAATGCCTTGGTAGTGATTCAGAAGACCACCTATCATCAAGTCCAGGCAGCCACGCATCTCACGTGCGCCGCCCAACTCAAGGCCGCCGGCCGATAAGGAGCACTCATGATCAATCCCACCACAGTCGCAACTCTCAAGGACGTCATCGTATCCTCGAATGCAGTCATGCAGGAGATGCAATCGAAGATGGGCCCAGTTCAGCAACAGCTCACTGCGGCCATGGATCCGTTCAAGAATCTGGATCATACCAAGGCGTACTTCACCATCAATGAAGACGGTTCTGTTACCGTCATCCAGTTCGGTCCGCAGGG